CTCGTCCAGGTGCTCTACGATCCGCGCGTCGGGATGCTCGCCTTCTTTGAGGACGGCTCCGTCGCCGAGATGAAGTCCGCGCCGAACGGCGACCGGTCCTGGATCTGGAAGGAGAACATCGTCGAGAGCGCCGGTCCGGCTCCCGAGTTCCCCGCCTTCGTCGAGTACGTCATCCAGGACGCGCCCGACTTCGCCGCATGGCGCGAGGATGCGCGGCAATGAGCGCCCTCGACTATATCGCCAAGAAGGACGCCGAGCTTCGCGCGGGCCAGGAGGCGATCGACCGCCTCCGCCGCGACCTCGACGCCTTAACGCGCGGGACCTGGGAGGATTTCCCGGATGACCTCGAGGAGCGCGATTGCTACCGGATGAACCGCGCGGCCTTTGCGGCGATGAACGCAGACTTCGATCTCGGCTCGGCTCGTCGAGCCTTGCAAGCGGCCCGCGACCGTCTGGTCCGGGCAGACTCCCGCACGACGGCGGGAACATTCACCGGGGACGCGTCCCCAAAGGAGTAGGACATGGCACAGAAGCTCGCGCTCGAAAACGCTGGAGACGAGGCCACCTTCACGGTCTCCGGATGCAACAAGGTCCCGACGAAGTTCGGCGACCGCTACGTCTTCCTCGGATCTGATCCGGAGCTCGGCGAGATCGAGACTCCGCTCATCCCGGATAAGTCCGCGCTCAAGCAACTCGAGCGCCTGGGGCTGACGACCGACACGGTGATCGGCGAGACCCTTCGGTTCTCGCGGGCCCCGAACCCCAGCGGGAAGCCCTACTGGAACATCGACGTCCCGACCGGCGCTCCGGCCCCCTCGAAGCGCCTCGCGGCCCCGACCCCGGCCTCGAGCTCCGCGCCCGCCTCGAGCCCGGCTCCGGCGCTCAACGCGCAACAGCGGCGGGAGGCAATGGTCTCGAGCTATCTGATCCTCTGGGAGACGGTCGCGACGAACCTCGCCGCAACGTGCAAGGCGAAGGGGATCGCGCTCGACGCCTCGGCGGTCCAGGCGGCGGCGGTCTCGATCTGGATCACCTGGAAGGATCGCGGCCTTCAGCCGGATCTCGCGCCCGCGAAGGCGAGCGCGGCCCCGGCGATCCCGTCGACCCCGGCCCCGAGCGGGAAGCGCCTCGCGCCTCCGTCGGCGAACGAGCCGCCAGATTTCAGCAACTTCCCGCCGCCGACCGACGACGATCTCCCGTTCTGATCGATGCGCTCGACGACGACCCGCGTCCGGATTCCCGCGACCTCTGTCTTGACTTGTGCCCAGTTCGCGGCCCAGGTCGAGCAGAGCTCGCGGCAGTTCGGCTCCCAGGATCGGCGGAAGCGCGAGCAGATGCTCCTCGACACCTTCGAGGGCAAGGTTGCCGAGGTCGCGATCGCGGAGCTCGCGAGCGACTTCGGCTTCCGGCTCGGCCTGGACTTCGCGCTCTACGCCGAGGGCCAGACCGATAACGGCTCGGACATCTCGACGATCTCGCGCGACGGTGTCACGCGCCTCGTGACGAAGAAGCTCGACGTCAAGGGGATCGGCTCCCGGAGCTCCTGGCTCCTGGTCGAGGATCATAAGTTCCAGGCCGACGTCTACCTCCTGGTCCGACACCGGCTCTCGCGCGACGAGCTCTCGCGGATGCTGATCACCGAACGCGTCGTCTCGGATCTCGAGGTCGAGGTCCTGGGCTTCGCGACCGCGCGGGACTTCTTCGCGCCTGACGGCGAGCCCTACGTCCGGCTCGCGCGGGGCGAGCGGCTCCGGGCGATCCCCGAGATCTGGGACGGTCAGGCTCCAGATACGCCGGGATGGATCTCGTGCTTCCGATCGCAATGGGACAGCTATCCCCAGATCGGCCCGCGCCTGGATGCTCCGAGCAACGTCGGGATCCCGGCGAGTTGGCTCCGGACCAACTTCGAGGATCTCTTCACCTTTTGTTGGGATCACGCGATCCCGGAGGACAACGCATAATGGCGGGCGACTTCGATCTCTCTGATGGAGACTGGGAGAACAGCGCGATCGATGACTTCGATCGGCGACGGAGCGAGATCTGTCGGATCTGCGGCGACGAGCACGACGGCGGCGACGATCGGCTCTGCGATGCCTGTCGCGCACAACCGGCACGGATGGGGAGGGCCGCGACATGACCGTCGATGATGTGCGGCACCTGGTCGAGCCGATACAGACGCTCCAGGATCGCGTCGCCTCGCGCCCGAGCTCGATCCCGATCGACCTCACGACGCAGTACCTCGGGAACCGCGTCGTCTCGCGCTTCTTCCCGGAGCATTACGCCCGCGTCCAGATCGCGCGGCGAACCCTCGAGCGCTACCGGGACCCGTCGTGATCGTCAAGCTCGAGCTCCCCGAGCCTCCGAGCGCGAACCGCTACTGGCGGATGGCTCGCGGGCGACTCTACGCCTCGAGCGAGGCGAAGGCCTACAAGGCCGAGGTCGTCGCGCGGGCGATCCGTGCGGGCTACCGGACGGCGACCGATCTCCCGTTCCCGAAGGGGATCTCGATCGTCGTCCGCGTCGAGTGGCACCGATCCCGACGGGCGGGGGATCTGGACAACCGCCTGAAGATTGTCATGGACGCCCTGAACGGCGTTCTCTGGGCCGACGATATGCAAGTCGTCGAGATCCACGCCTACCGCTACGACGCCCCGAAGGCGGGGGCCCTTCACCTTCTTGTCGAGGACGCTCCAACGTTATGACGACCGAACCCTGGCTCTCCGTCTCCGAGGCCGCTCGCGCGATCGGGATCACCCGCCAAGCCGTCCACCAGCGGATCCAGGCGGGCACGATCGACGCCCGCAAGGAGCCGACGACCCGGACCGCTCGCGGCTACTTCTGGGCCGTGAACCCCGCCTCGGTCGAGGTGATCCGCACCTTCCGGGACGCTCGCCTTGCATATGCAGAGAGTATGCAACAGGCCAGGACGGAGCCGGTCTCCGCCTAACCTGGTGGGGGCTTGACGGCTGGCAAGCTCTCCCCTATTCTTCATCCATCGGCACCGACGCCGATCCCTACCGGAGAAAGTCGATGAGCATGTACCGAGCACACCCTGACGACCTCGTCGTCGACCTGAAGAACCTCCTCGTCCGCTTGCGGACCGCCACCCCGAACTCCGAGTACCTCCTCGCCGAGGCGATCGGGCTCAAGATCGAGGAGCTCGTCGCCGCGAAGACCGAGCGCGTGATTGCCGACGTCTTCGAGCGGATGGCGTTCCGGATCACCGACCAGCGCATGCCGGTTCGGATCCCAGACGGAGCGGGGGTCTAACATGAGCCGCCAGGAACGCGTCGCTCGCGACCTCGTCGCCAAGTACGGCATGCCGACGGCCCGCATCATGGCGGGCTCGCGCGGCCTCCGTCATCTCGTCGTCAAGCCCGCCCTCGAGAACCGGAAGGTCACGGCGGATGATGTCTTCCTCTGGACCTTCTGGCATTGCGTCACCGCTTCCCTCAACAAGATGGTCCGACATGAAGTGGCATAAACTCGACGCCCAGGGGCGGATCGTCCGCACCGTCGACGCGCTCGACCGCCAGACCGCGACCGCTCTCTTGGGGGGTGGCTCGGTCGTGTCGGACGTCTCGCTTCGCCTGGATGTCCACAAGTTCAGGCCGATCGAGACCGTCGTCACCGATACCGTCCAGACCCAGGAGCGGAAGGAGGCCGTCTATCGCTATAAGAAGGGCTGGCGACGCCTTCGCGAGATCGCGGTCCTCCTCTCCGCCCGCGAGAACCAGATCCGGCACATCGTCGACAAGTTCCGGATCCCGTCCGAGACATCGATCCAGGGCGGGCGGAAGATCCGATTCTTCCATCCCTCGGCGGTCAAGCAGATCGAGAAGCGACTCAATAATATCCCAGAGCGGATCATGGCTCGCTCGGTCGTTGAGACCAGGCGGCAGGGCGTGATCGAGTTCTATCGGCAACGTTACGCGCAGGGCATCCACGGACGCACTCAACGGAGGATCGATGTCTAACGTCTTACTCGCGCTCGCCTTCATCCCGATCGGGATCGTGCTCTACGTCGTCATCGCGCCAAAGGTCCGCCGCGCCCTCGAGCGTCGTCGCGACTCCGAGGCCTATAACTGGGGCTGGACCGAAGGCTACGACGTCGGGATCACCCAGGCCAAGAAGGACCCGGAAGAGATCCGCCGCGACGCCTACCAGAAAGGCTTCGACGCCGGATGGTCCTCCGCGATCGAGGCGCTCTCGGTGGCCCCCGATGAGCCCGCCAAGCCGAAGCGCTCCCGCGCGAAGAAGATCCGCAAGGCGGAGCCGTGACCGATGTCTGTCCCGTCTGCGATCATGGTCGAACGGATCCGGAGTCGATTAAGCTCCATAACATCCGGTGTGCCGAAACCGGCGAACGCGCCTATCCCGAGCGAGTCTATGCCCCGCCTCCGATCCGCCGCTGACGTCTCTCTGACCGTGATCCTCCTCGCGCTTACGGTCCCCTTCCTCCTCGTGCTCACGCTCGCGACCATTGCGACCGGGTGGATCTATGAACGGAAAAGGTGACACCCCGCGCCCGCTCGCGGTCGATCCCGAGACCTTCGAGGCAAACTGGACCCAGACCTTCGAGCCCGAGGAGACGCCCGAGCCGCGCCCCCTCGAGACCCTGGGAGATCCCGAGGAGTGATCCGCGTCTCCGTCCTCATCGCCTCGCACCGGAAGGAGCTCCTCCCCCGCGCGATCGCCTCGGTCGCCGCCCAGACGCTCCCGGCCTCCGAGATCCAACTCCTCGTGAACGCCTCCGCCGACCCGTCGCTCTTCCGGACGAACTGGAACGACCTCGCCTCGATCGCGAAGGGCGAGTTCCTCGTGATCCTGGGGGACGACGACACCCTCGAGCCGAGCTATCTCGAGCAGTCGTGCCGGATCCTCGGCACCTTCGGGACCGATATCGCCTACAGCGACGTCGCGATCCGGGACGGCTCCGGGAACTTCTGGGATCTCTACCGGCACCCCGGCTCGATCACGCTCGAGACCATGCGCCAGGGGAATAAGATCTGGCAGTCCTCGCTCGTCCGGCGCTCGATCTGGGAGGCCGTCGGCGGCTACGACATGGGCGTCCCCTACGCGCATGACTACGACTTCTGGGTCCGGGCCCTGAAGGCCGGGGCGAGCACGACCTACGTCCCGATGATCGGCTGGAACTATTACGTCCACTCCAGCGGGCGCGTCACCGATAACACCGACCACGACGCGAACTGGCGGATCTTCGACGCCAAGCACCCCGGCTTCCGCGTCTCGCCAGGTTGACACGCGGCAAACCTTCAGGCATTAATCAAGCTATGGCGAACCCTAACCCTGTCCCGCCGCCCGTCCACTCCCGGTGGAAGAAGGGCCAGAGCGGCAACCCCAAAGGACGCCCGAAGCTCCCCGACATCGCGGAGGCGCTCGCTCGCGTCCTGGCTGACGAGAAGGACGGACGGACCGCCCTCGAGCAGACCCTCCTCGCCCTTCGCGCGAAGGCCGTCAAGGGCGACATCCGAGCCGCCGAGGCGCTCCTGGATCGCGCGTTCGGGAAACCGAAGCAGTCGGTCGATCATACGAGCGGCGGTGACAAGCTCCCGCCGTCCGCGATCCGCGTCGAGCTTGTCGCCCCACCCCCCGAGGAGTAGCCGATGCCGATGCCGACCCCCGCCCCTGACGAGCCGAAGGCCGACTTCATCGCCCGGTGCATGGCGACCCCGCTCATGGGCGAGGAGTATCCGGACGAGACCCAGCGCGTCGCGGTCTGCGAGACGCAATGGGAGGAGCGGCCCCGCTCTGGGGGCTGGCCCTCGATTACCTGGTGACCGCCCTCTCGGTTCCGACCCCCGCCGCGTTCGGCTTCCTTTACGATCCCCCGCTCGGCGACCTCCGCTACCGGGGAGCCTACGGCGGACGCGGATCCGCGAAGTCCTGGCAGTTCGCCCGCGCTCTGCTGATCCACGGCGTCTCGAGGCCGCTCCGGATCCTTTGCGCTCGCGAGTACCAGGCCTCGATCCGCGACTCGGTGCACCGCGTCCTGGCGGACCAGATCGAGCTCCTGGGCCTCCAGGGGCTCTACACGATCCAGGAGTCCGCGATCCTGGGCTCGAACGGGACCGAGTTCCTCTTCAAGGGGCTCCGGCGCGACATCGCCCAGATCAAGTCGACCGAAGGGATCGACGTCGCCTGGGTCGAGGAGGCCGAGGCCGTCTCGGATCACTCCTGGCGCGTCCTGGTCCCGACGATCCGGAAGCCGGGGTCCGAGATCTGGGTCTCCTTCAACCCCGCCCTCGAGTCGGACGCAACCTATCAACGGTTCGTTGTCACCCCGCCCGAGCGCTCGGCGATCCGGTTCGTCTCCTATAAGGACAACCCCTACTTCCCGGCAGTCCTCCGCGAGGAAGCGAACGCTCTCCTCCGCGCCGATCCGGAAGCCCATGCTCACGTTTGGGGCGGCAAGCCCTGGGCCCGATCGGACGCCCAGGTCCTCGCGGGCAAGTGGCGCGTCGCCGAGTTCACCCCAGGCGAAGGCTGGCAGGGCCCCTACTACGGCGCGGACTGG